GCCTTGTGCTGCACTGTGAAAATCAAGCTCCATACCACGGGGAATGATACCACCGGCATTGTGGCCGATACTCATTACCGCACGCAGCAAAGTCGCTTTCTCACTGTCACTGGCACCGCTTGGGTATTTACCCAGGCGCAGCGGCAAGCCGTAAATTTCTAAAAACTCGGCTAAGTCGCGCACCGAGAGGTTCTTAAAAAGGAACGGCCAGGCGATTTGACGCACCAGCGCAGCGCGACCTAGGTAACCGGATTTGGCTTTATGCTCATGTTTTACCCAGCCGAACGGCTGTAGCAATGCGCCGTGATAGCTGTTATCACGCAGGCGCAGCTCGTCACGGTTATCCGGGTTTAACTGAAACCATGTTTGCGGGCGAAAGTGCAGGCCGTCAATAACATGCAGCTTACCCTCAAAGCCCCATTGAATTTCTAAGCAGGAAAATGCTTTAAAAATGCCGTCAGCCATATTTAGAATGGCATCGTCCATTAGCATGGAATCATCTAAGATCTCTTTTATCAGCTGCGCATCGGCTATCTCCTGCGCAGTGGCATCACGCGGCGGGGTGATATCCCATTCGACGCTGAGCAGCGCTTTACGGCGTTTATCTATTTCACAAAACACATGGGCGTCTTTTTCTAAAATATCTTCAGCCAGTTCCATCTGGCTAATTAGATGACCGGATTCCGCCTCTTTTAAGATAGTTGCCAGGCGTGCGGGCGTTAACCCTGATGTGGGGTGTTCATCAATATGCTGGCGCAGATGGGCCAGCTGGGCATCGTCGCTTTGCTGATTTTCAAGCTCTTTGGTTGAGCTGATAGGGTTGCCGTTAATATCTACAATCATCATTTTTCCTTTTACCAGCACTTGGCTTGATATAAACCCGCATCATCGTCATCTTCATTGCCTTCTGCAAAACGGTCATTGTGGGGGATTTGTGTAAACTCAATGGCCGAGCCTTCCATCCAAGAGGCGCGTACCGCCATGGCTAAGGCCACAGCCATATCACCGTGGCGCTGTTTGCCGTCTTCCCCTTTGCTTTTACCTTTTTCGATTTTTGGTACGCCGTTGATCACTTTGATACAGCGCAGATCATCGAGGTTGTCCTGATGTTTGGGCAGCTGGATATTAGCGTCTTCAAATTCTGCTTTGAGTTTGGGCATCCATTCGCGATACCATTTTTCATTGAGCATCACGCAGTCGACCATTTCGGTGCCGTATTTAAGGGCGGCCTGCTCGGCTAAATAACCGCCGTTACCTGTGGCATCAAAGGCCATGCCCACTAAGCGCGGCATGCGTTCCAGCATGTAGAACAGCACTTGTTTCTGCTGGTCATAGGTGAGGTTGCGCAGTTCCACCTGAAACGGCACGCACTTGCTTAAATCTTTTTTGGTTTCTAATGGAATAAAAACGGTTAAATCGCCTTTGCGCGCAAAATCTTCGCCGAACGCATGGTTATGATCCGGATTAAGCGCGGTAAGTAGCGGTTGCAGCACATCATCACACCAGCTGCCCACTTCCAGTTCGCGGCGCGGCTGGCTCCAATTAATGAACGCATCACAGGCTTCATATTTAACAATGGGGTAATTACCGTTCATTGCCTGTTCAATGTGGCTGCGCAGCAGATAAGCACCGCCGCCTGCTTTGGGCACGCAGTAATACTCTTCCAGTGCATCGTCTTTACTGGCAGTGGCTTTTAATAAGCCGGCAATCCAATCATCTTGCGCTGGTTGCGACCAGGGCTTTTTGGTTATCTGGCAGATACGTTTATACAGGCCATCAGCGCAGGCATCATCTAAGGTGATGGTATGCACGCTGTAATCTTTTTTGCCGGCTCTTGAGTCTTGAATCAGCTGGTTGAAAAGGTGATCAACGCCGTTGTGGGTGCTGATTAAACGGATTTTACTGCCCCACATGGTCAGCGCTAATGCAGCTTTTAATACTTCTGCTAATCGGTCATGATGCGCAGCTTCGTCTATGGTGACGTTACCCTGCATACCACGCAGATTGGACGGGTTGCTGGAGAGCGCTTGAACTTTAAAGCCAGATCCAAAGTAAACAACAAAAGACAAAATATCCTTGTCACCGTCTTCGTCTCTAAATACCTCTTCGCAAATCTCACCTGCGGCTTTACTAAATATTTTTGCCCACATGGCAACGGCATCAATAAACTCGCGCGCCATCTCTTTGGTTGAGCCGACATAAAAATGGTGACAACCGCCATCGGCTTTGCGGGTTGACGCGGTTAATACAGCGTCACAGGCTTCCGCCCAGGTTAAACCGGTTCGGCGGCTTTTTTCGGCAATTTTAAGCGGCGAGGTATCGGCTATCCACGCTTTTTGATAGGGCAGCAAGACTTCATTGGGATCAAACAACGCAGCGTTCATCAGGCAATTCCCAGTATTTCAGCTTTTAATTGCTTAACGGCGGCGCTGGATAACCCTGCCGATTTAGCGGCTTTGTCGGCAACACTGGCGACCTCTTCGGCAAAGGCTTTGCGGATCTCTTTTTCACGCTTATGAGAGAGCATGGCGGTCTGCTCTAAACGCTGACAGGCGAGCATCACATCTTTAATCATGCCGACATCCACCGCTTCGGTATCATCAGAGTTCATCATCGCTTTAAAGAGCTGCGAACGGCCCATCTCTAAAACCAGTTTGGTCACTTCACCTGTGGGTTTATCGCCCAGTTCAGCCACCCATACCTGTGATATTTCGCGCATTTCGCGCAGGTTTTTACCCACTTTTTCCATTTTAGATGAATAGCGATTAATGCCCGATTTGCTGGGTTTTATCTCCTGCGAATAGCCTTGCGATTCGATATAGTCGTTAACCGCATCCAGTACTTCAATTTGCGTGTTTTTGCCATCACGCAGCAGGCTGTCGAGCAGTTTTTTAACGTCATCAGGCAGCAAGTCTATTTTGCTGCGTTTACCGCGTGTGGCTTTATCCGTCATTGTTATTCTCCCGGACGCGGGCGTTTAATGCCGGGGATGCGTGCTGTGCCATTTGCCACATCTAAACCACGTGATGTGATAGTTGAAATGACTGTGTTAAAGCACTTTTTAGTGGTGACTAAACTCTGCTCTTCAAGCCACGCTAATTGAACGTGTACCGCATCACGGCTAACGCTCAACCCAAGTGCACATAAAGCATCTTGCAGGGTAGAATCGTTTAAGTCGTAGCCGGGCTCGTCACTAAGCAATCGCAAAATAACAAGCCGTTGATGTTCATTTTTAATTTGTGCTAATGACATTATTTTCTTTCTCCTTGCAACTCGTTCTCTAACAGCATCTGTGTCATGTATTCAAGTTTTGATAATTGGCTTGATAAGCCGTCCATTTTTGAACCGAGCGCAACAATTTTTAATTCCAGTTGATGGATGTCATCGTCTGTGGGCAAGTTATTAATATCGCTTTCACTCTTAGCAACACGCCGCTCTAAATTATCAACATGCTCTTGCGTGGCGTATTTCTTTCCCATTGCCCAAACCACAGCACAAAAAAGCGTGGATATAAGCGCGTAGATGGGGGCCCAATACTTTCCAATTAAATCAAGCAAAGTGCTTCCCCTTGTGTTCAAAAATGGTTTGGCAGTCAATGCAGCGCGGTGCGTCGGGCATTTTTTCAACGCGTTCAGGGGCAATGGGGTTATCACAATCAATGCAGACATGCTGATTTTTGATGATTTTCACTGGTTCACTTTTATGCGCGCGTTGCGCCGCGAGGTGGCTCGCTAACCACACCTCATTCTGTTGATTGGCCTGGTCGATGATATCTGTCATGGTTAATCCTTTAAGGGGCGCGCAGTAGCGGTTTTTTATTGCATTGACGCGTAGCAGCTTTACCGAGTAACTGCACGGCTTTATAAACATACCAGGCACGGAAGCGGCTCATACCATCCGCACGGCAAAGCGCTTGTAATATGCTGTCGCTAGGCTCACGCCACTTGTCAGCATCAAGCAAACCTTCGCGCATTAACTGATACAGCGCGTCGTGTACTAACGAGCCGCGCATAAAGTTTTTACTGTCTATTGCCCCCGTTGCACCGTCCCATGCGTACCCTTTTTTAATGGTTAATCGCCCCTCAGGGGTCAGAATAAGGTAGTCGGTTTCTATCTGTTTTTCCGGATAGATAGTTACATACAGAACGATGCCAACCGAAAGTTGATATTTGTAACCCTGTTTGTAATGAATATATTTTGTCGTTGTATCAGCCATTGACGATTCCCCAACGGGCTTTCGTTCCACGTAAATCAACATGTGTGAAAGTAGCGTAAGAGCCCAACCCTAAAAGATTGGCATACGGGGTTTTTTCTAAGTGAGCATAAACATGGCGCGGGGGAATGCCGCTCACGACAATATCTACGGCAGTACCTTTTACGTGTTGGCTGTTCGACGCGCCACCAACGGCTTTATTGTGCTTTTCACAACGATAAGCGCTGTTGATTTTGATGGGAGCGTTGAAGTGGCTGCGTAGATTTTCAAGAATAACAATCAATCCAGCATTGATTTTATGCTCTCCACAACACTTACATTGAAACTCTGATTGTGAAAAGTGTTCTGTGATGTTCATATTTTGCCTCGAACTGTTTCAGTACATTTAAGTAATGGTTCGAGTATGCCAAGTTGAGGTTTTTATTGGATTTGAAGGGCTTCGGGATTAAGGAAATATGATACAAAGATAGAAATGTTAATGATTTTTTGCTATTTTTATTTTTTATTTTTTATTTACACTCAAACGTTGTTAATGATAAGGAAAATAATGATGCGAGCAAAACGGAAGTTAAAAGAAAAAAGTTTACCACTGTCCATTGGTTTAAATGTGATCCTGCCCGGTCTTGGTTATATTTATATGGGTAGATTGATTTTAGGGTTGATTGGTGTGATTGCAATTAGTTACCTTTATCTTAACACGGCTTTAATTTATGCCGGAGTAACATGGATGATGGTAAACCTATTAATGGGCATTGATATGTATATGATGCAGCAAAAAAGAACCGCGCAAATTACCGCTCGAAATACTCGACGCTGCCCTAATTGTGCAGAAATAATTCAGCGACAAGCAAAGGTGTGCCACTTTTGTAAAACGACTTTTTAATAGTATTTCATTATAAAACAAAGGGGCTTTTTAGCCCCTTTTTCATATCCTATCAGTTCACACTTTTAAGCTGCTGGTGCAATCCTTCCAGCATACTGGCGAACTCTTCACCTTTGACAAGGTGCAGATTTTCCAGCTCGCAAGCCAGTGAGATTAAAAACTCTAACTGTGAACAGACGAGATGGACACGCTCTTGCAAAATAGCGTAGTCGGCACGGGTGGTATCTTGATTCGTTTGGCTCATGCTGCACCTCCTTTTGCGCCACGTAAAATATAGCTGATTGCCGATTTAGAGCGTTGGGTTATTTTTGCTATCTCGTTGTAAGCCAACCCTTGTTTTTTCAATTTGTGGATCAAGCTGATTTCATCGTCAGTTAAAGAGGGTCTGGCTTCGCGTTTCGCTTTAGGCTGCAGTTTTTCCTGCTGTAAGGTGAGCAGCTGGCTTTGTGTTGCAATCAACTGGGCTTGCTGGGCTATCATGGCGTCTTTGCTGATCACCATATCTCCCTCTTTTAGCGGGAGAAAAACGGAAGTGGGTTGTTGATGTGATTGAATAAATGCTTGATTAACTTGCAGTTGAAACTTGGGACTTATCCACCCAGCGTAACTGATTGCGAGAAGTTCGTGAGCGTAAGTGCCTTGATTATTGCCACCATGCACCACGCTCAAAGCAAGATGCATATTCACATGATGCTTTTCACCAGAGAGCATATCTGCATTCTGACTTTCAAGCTCGGCAATTAATTCTTTGGTAGCTTGTGTTCGTAACCACTGGCTTGGACGTTTACTTTCTTTTGAATTGCTAGCACGGTAAATATCGTTGAGATTAATGCGATCTGCATTATCGATTGCGATAGGGTGATTGGCGATAATAAGTTGATTTGGCATGATAGCCTCCTTTTTGGTTTTGAATTAATTTACCATTCACCAAAAGAAGTCCTAAATTCTGGTGGTGAACTGAACAAGGTTAGGACTACCGTCAAAAAGGAAACGGCCGATCTTGCGATCGCCTCGCCCAGCCCACCATAAAACGGGTGTGACTGTGCATCTTGCATAAAAAAACCAGCAGAAGCTGGTGACTATGCACCTTTTTGAACAGGGTCCTAAACCTGATAACTGATTTTGCAGTTACCTTTTTAAGATAGCCCTGCGCTAGGCGCATTGTCAATAAAGTTTTTCATTTTGCATGGTGCTTGCAGCAAAAAGCCCCAATGAAGGGGCAGTGTGGGTGACAATGGAGGGTGGAAGTTACTCTATCAATTTAATGTTTTCACATCTTACCCATTGCTGCTCTTCATCATCATGGTCAATTCTCAGCCCGATTAATTGTTCATCAAATTCTACTGATACGATATCTCTGGTTTTACTTTTATAAATGCAGGTCATGCCGGCATTAAATATTGTATTGTCAAACTCGTCTTGTGTCATAACGGTTCCTTTTAGTTAAAACAGACTTTTTTGTCTGCGGTTTTGTTGAATCTTGCGTTGTTTGGCGTAAATATCGTAAACAGATCGCGTGGTTAGCTCATATTCCACTGCCAGCTGTTCGATGTTATTACCAGCCCAACGATTGAATATATCTAAGTCGCGTAGTGCCTCTTTTAAGGTTTTATTAGTGGGTAGATATAACTCTCGCCCTCCTAAGTAGTGCGCCTGTGCGGTGATTATTTTCACTGCAAGTCGGTGTTTGCTTTTGTCATCAAAGGTCAGTGTTTGTAATTCTTTTAACACCACTTGATATAATGTTTGCAGACGTTCAGGCCAGCGCAGCACTGACCATTGATGATCATTGTCAGACAGTGCATCAAGCTGTTTATTGATAGCATCGAGATCAATCTCTTCTATCAGTTCAAGTTGTTGTTCATTTTTTGGCATTCTTGGCGACTCCCATTTTCTCAAACAAAGCTTGGCGTTTCGCATCGTTTTCACTGTCGGTGACTGCACCGCCAAACTCGCGTATTTCAATACTTGAGCCTTTTTTGACGGGCGTTGAACTGGCGGTAAACTCCCCTGAAATGGTGCTTAATACTTGTTTAAGGTAGTTATGATTGGCCAATGGCTTAGGCACTTGCCCGTAACTCAACTGCTGCTGACGTTTGCCGTGCAGCGCCTGCACGGTTTCGCCAAGGGCTTTGGCTAAGCAGGCAGGGTTTTTATGTAGTTCCACTGTTTCTGTGATTAGCTTTGCTGCACGGGCATTGTTTAAGTCTGTTTTTTCAGGGCGAAACAAACTGATATAACTGACCACGGCCATACCGAGGCGCTTATCTAATTGGCTAAGCTGTGCCAGCAGGCTGCGACCTGCATCATCGCTAATG